CTGTTGGATAGAAGGTGTCAATGGTAGCCATGATATGGATGTGGTGAAATGAGGTGAGTGGAACTGTTCGGAATGAACAGTGTCGGAAGTCGTTGCTCCCAGTGCTCCTTGGTTGCCTTCAAATGAAGACCTCGTAGACCGGCTACCAGCTTGTCTATTGCTAGGGCTGATGACTGATATTCTCACAAATGAGAATCAAAGCAAGAACTTTTCTCATTTTTGAGATGCTTGCCAATAAAAAGGGCCAGGCCGATTAAGACCTGACCCTTGCTCATGTTGAGGACGCTAGAGCGAGCGCGAAAACGCCGACACAACGCAGCACCTCAAATTCTAGGAAGTAGCGGCAGAATGCAACCGCTGAAGCTGGGTTAATGCAGCTTCTTGCTTCTCGGCACCGTTCTTGCCCTGGTAGTCGTCGCCTTTGCGGATGCGTTCGGCTTGCTCTTGGTAAGTAGCGGTAGCATTGTCACTGCTAATCAGACCCGAATCTTCACGCAGAAACTTATCAATCGCCAATGAGGCGCGGATGAATTCAGGATCCGATGCTAGCTTGCTGCTCTTGATGTCAATACCGACCGCTAGCGCACCACGAGCCGCACGTTGCCAGTTGTTTGGCGCATCTACGCCCCACTCTGTGTTCATGCTATCGATCACGCCTTGAATCTGCTGCGCTTCCATTTCAGCCGACTTGGCAATCATGCCGCCGAGGTTCTCATTGCTGATATCAATCAGCTTATGCAGAGCCTCTGGTGGAATGCCATACTCTGCCGCAATCGTCGCCGCTTTCGTTGCCGCATCAGAGTTCCAGACCATGCCTTCTGGCAGGTTGTCTGGTGCCTGAAGTCCGTAGTCTTCTGGCTTCTCAGGAGCGCCGGTGATTTTACGCACCTCGGCTCGGTAAGCGGCGATTTGTTCTGGCGTTGCCTTCTCGCCAGGTATCTTGATCTCGCGCTTTTCAGAGAATGCCTTCTCAAGCGATTGATAAGATGCGCCGAGTTGATCGACCTTCGGCTCGCCTTTGGCTTCATCCCAGAACTTGGCTGGAATGTAATCAGGACGAGTGACCGCTGATGGCGCAATGTCTGGTGCCGCCGGCGTTGGTGTGATCTGCGTGTCGAGCGCAGTCGTTTCTGTGGATTGTGTTGTTGTTTCCATGATGTTTATTTGACGTTGATTTCTTTCCAATAATTGAATTCACTTGGCCCGTAAGTGTTGACGAACCGAAGCTGGAATTGCTGCGGGTTCTCGTAGTAGTTACCAAATCCGCTTACATCCCAGCGCGAGGGAACAGGCGCTTGAACTGACAAGGATTCCTTGTCGGTTGGTTCCTCCGTTGGTTCCTCATGCACTGGCTCAGTGATGACGACTTTCAGGTTAGGATTTGCTGCGATGTCTCGGATTTGTCCCAAGATACGCCCGCTGATTTTGTCAGATGCGCGGATGGTGTCATCGACAATGCGCCCGATGATTTCGTCATCGCGCATTACCTCGTTGTTTTCTGTGATGTTGATCATAGTTGTTCTGTTGGTTTCTCTGGTTTCTCGTCGTAACGGGAAAGGTATGTGTCGAGCAGCCACCTGACGTGCGCCTTGCTGCCGTCTGCTAGACCCGCTTTGATTGCATCAGCACCGCTGGACTGCGTAAAGACAGTGGCGAACACGCCTCCGCACGTTTGGTTCATCCACCTGAAGACAAGTTGGAAGTCCTCGTTGTGAAACAGTCGAAGCACCGCACCGGTGAGCGACGGTTTCTCATCTTCCCGCAGTGGAGCCAGCAGTTGTGTTATGGTTGTTTCCATTTGAAATTTACATCATCGCTTGAGCGACTTCTTTGGCCTTATCGACGCCGCCAATGTCCTTCACCGCGCCAGCCGCTTGCTGCATCATTGCCATTTGCTGCTGTGCCTGCATCGCTTGAGCACGGCCTTGACGAATCGCATCGACCTCTTCTTGAGGACGCAGGAAGGAAGGATCGACTCCAGCAAGCCTTGAACTTTCGCGGATAAACCATGACGGGTTGACCTCATCGACGATCTCAGGGAATACTTGAGCAAGTGATGCAATCTTTTGAACCATTGTGTCAGCAGCACGCAGAGACAGACCACGCAGCGCCAATGCCAATCGATTAGTCATCGTGATCACTGGATTGGGAACTTGGATAAGATTTGGCCCGATTTGCTGCACAGACTCAGGAGGTGGAGACGGAAGCATTCCATTCTCGGCCCACGACTCAAACAAGCGGATCATCATCGGCTGGATCGTGTCGGTAGTGTCGCGATCAAACGCAGGGCTGATGGCATCAAGCTTCTCACCGGCAAGCTGACCGGCTTCAAATGCAGTCATCTCGCGATTGTTTGCGGCGTTCATGCTGAACATCTGAAACATGTCGAGATGGCACCGGCGGCGGATCATTTCTTGGCGCATCTTGACACGCTCCAATGCCATTGACCAGTCGCCACTGACGTTCAAAGGATAGATGGAATCGGGATTTAGACCTGCGCCGTAGTAGTTCATTGCACGAGCAGATGTCTTCAGCGTGCCTTCAAAAGTATCTGGCACCATCATCGGCGGGAAGACGGTCTTCTCGGCGTAGACATCCATCATCTTTTGCATAAAGTTAAGCTGCCGTGACTCAGGAAGGATCGAGAACCCTGGCCCGTAACCCCACATGTCACTGACATCAAGAGCATCCCATTTCAGGAAGCGACCAACGTGGAAAGGGAACGAATCAAAGCCGCTTTCTTGGACGATCTTCTGGCTCTGCTTCTCGACGTATGCAGAGACAAATGCTTTTTTCTTTCCTGCCGCCATTCCCATGTCGTTTCCGCGCTCTTTTACAGGTCGAGGCTCAACGATGTGAATGAACGTAAACTTCTTTTCTGAGCCGTTGTCGAACGCCTCTCTGACTGCAATGGGCAATTCATCGCGGCCAAACTTTCCTTCAGCCTGTCGCGCCGTCATTTCAAACTCACGCATGACGCAGTTGGCAGCGCCGTTGTGATCGGTATCGAAGACGTAGCTGCCGATCTTGATCTTCTCAAAGCGTGTCTGGTTGTCTGGCGTTACCTGCGAGAACAAGCATGACGTGCCAAATCCCCAAAGGTCAAAGAGCGACTCATGCCGCTCTGCGTAAAAGTTACTGTTTGCGATGTATTCACTGGCAAGCATCGAGCACTCACGCAGCCAGTTCTTGACGGCATCGTTGTTTCGGAACGCGAGGATCGGCGTGAACTCCATCCAGGGCTGCGTTTTGTCGGTCGTCCATGCCATGTAACCGGCCACCGCACGCTCGATGGCGTCCATGCCTGTGATGTCGTAGAGTCGCGCATCACGTTGATTCGCAGGCGTGTAGTCTTTCTGCGTGATCCCAGCTTTTCGGGTAAAGATATGCTCTGCGATCTCCTGCCAGGCTGTATCCCATATTGCACGAGCGTCTCTAAGCGTGTTGTAACGCTTAAGCCATCCAGCAGTGCGGTCGTTGCCTTCGGTGTATTCGCTCATCTTTTAATATCCGCGCTTCGGAGGTGAGTAGGCTGGAGTCGCAATTGGGCCAGACCCAGCGCCAAGAGCAGTCTCAACGCCGAGCTTCTCGCTAGGTGCTATGGTTGAGCGAAGACCTTTGCGACGACTTACTGCCATCAATGCTTGCTCGCCTTGAGCTACATCTGCACGCACCGGCGCAGGTGGTGGTGGTGGTGGTGGTGGTGCTTTTGGCCCTCCTCCGAAATTACATGGAGGAAGTGAACGCCAGCCTGCGCGTTCATAAAAGGCTGGTGCTGCTGTTAAAAGATCAAAAACGTCTGCCATAGTGCCTTATCATTCTCACTTTTGAGAAGTAAGGCAATCTCAATTTTGAGAAATTGGGCGATAATATACTATTCGACGCAGTCTTTGGTAATCGATCCAGTGAATATCTCCTACATTATTTCGGCAAAATCCGATCCATTTGCGCGTCTCTTTGCGCGGATCGACTTCAATGAACTCATGCAAATTGCCAACAGCAACGGTTACAAAGATCGCCTCTTGATGGCAGTCGTCACCGAATTCACGAATAGCATCGACCGCAAGAATGAAACAATCTGGCGATGAATGAATGTAGCTCGACTCATTTAAGTGATCCAAAAGCATTCGGGTGAAATCAACGCCGAATTTGGCGCATAGGTCTGCTGCTTGTTTCTGCGGTGTCATATAATTCGTGTGTAAACTGTGTATAATTGCGACTTTCGATTGCAACTCGCAAGTCAAGTCTGTTGCCATTCCTGTCGGCGTTTTGGCCCTTCGGCGTTGGGAGAGTGAATCAATCCGAGCCGATCAGCCTCTGCCATCGTCCTGATACCATCTGCAACGTGTGAAGCCCAAGTGTGGAGCGGGACATTGCGAACGATTCCCGACGACGAGTCTGCCGCCATCTCGTAGGCTTTGATGCCCTTGACTCCAGTCTCGCACGCCGGCAGTCTCCATTCAAAGCTCGGCATCAGTTCGCGAACGTAGCCGATGCCTTGCCAGTAATCTGGAATGACCGGCACTACCACGATTGATTTAAACCCTGCTGCTCGTGCGTCTGTTTCAAATGTAACGCCATTGCGTTGCGTCTGTCGTGCATCGTGCGGCAGGTAGTGTCGGCCGTAGCTGTAGCCTTTGGCGCTCATGTGGGCAAATCGCTCGACGATAGTAAGGTCGAGTCCAATATCGCAGTCAATCCAGCGCCACCGGCCAAATGCTAGTCGTTGACCATACCACACGACCGTGTTGCGCGGCCCGCCGAGATCCCAAAATGTATGCACCGGCGACCTGCCATCGACTGGGAACTCACCAATGCGATCCTCTGCCAGCGCCTTGCTCATCTCGCGGCCATAAATTGCATTTTCGTTACTCACCGAGAAGTCACAGTAGAACTCCTGGCGAATCAATGCCTCGCTCATGCCTGACTTGCGCTCTTCATCGATCTGCTCTGCGGTGATTGCCTGCGTATCGTCGCACGTTAGCACCTGGGCAAACCATGCGTCGTTATTCTTCGCCATTTTGAGCATGTCGTGGAAGTGATTCTCACCTCTGGGCGTGCCATTAAACCATGCAAAGCCACCGTTTTCTGCAAGGATTGGTCGGGTGTAGTCCCATGCGAGCGGATTCTGGTTTTGATACTCCGAAAACACGACTCCATAATAGTTGCCGCCCACAACGTCGAGGTTGTCAGTGCCTAGAATCTGGATCGTTGAGCCGTTGATAAGCTCGATCCGCATGTCAGTCTGATTCGGCGGCTTCGCGAGCAGCTCCTTTGGAATGTGATCGATCACGCGCATTCCGTTGGTCACGTCCACGTTCTGCCACAAGGCTTTGCGACCGAGTGCAGCGGTGGGAAAATAATAGGCGACGTTGCAAGGCCGCTCAATTGCTTTGATGATGAGCTTCGTGAAGCATAGCTTGTCTTTCCCTGCGCGTCGATGCCACACGAGCAGCACACGCTTGCATTCGTCCATCGTCCTCCACGCAGGAAGCTGATACGGCCTCGGCGTGTATCTGTGCGGCAGCTCAATGGTCATACTGCAAATCCCAGTTCTTTATGAGGCAAAGCGGTTCCTTCTAGCCACTGGCCCAGCGCTCTAGCTTGTCGGCCATTTTCAGTGCCCTGCATCCAGCCAGTGCCATCTACCGACTCAACACGCCAACGCTCGCAGATGTGCAGTCGTTCAACCTCATTGACTCTACCAACATGAACCCTGATGCCAGTCTGTGCCCACATCGGAAGTGAACGCCATTTCCAATCGGTTGTGCCGCCAATGAAGACAACCTCGGCATCTGTTGGGATGTCATCTGGTGTCATCCCGTCTTGCACTGCTATCGCTAACGGCCATCCGTAACGAGCTGCGACAGGTGCGTATCGTTCCCACTTTGCCAAAGTAGCCTCACGATCCGCTACTACGTCAGGCACAAGCACCCAACGAGGATTCAGCTTTTGATCTCGCACGTTGTTAAGCATCGCCAACCAGGCTTCTTCGCTCCACTCTCGACCTGTCGTCCAACTAGCAAACGCATCGTTGTCTAGAGCAAATGGCATCCACGGCCTGAGCTTGGTTTTAGACATAGCAGATGGCCCAACTAGCCAGCCGATCTTGCCCTCATGCCGACCAGCCCAATAATGCACGATAGCACTAGAGTTGTTCGACGGCATCACCATCAACTTCCGCTTCTCATCACGAGCCATCACTTGTGCCCAGTGCAGTTTTTTAATTTTAATGCTCATAGCTTTCTGATCACAATCTCAGTCACGCCGCTATGCTCGACCTTTTCTGGCGCATAATGTCCAGCGCCTTTGCCAATCTCGCGCAGTGCGCCAGTAGCAGGGCTGAAGTCCTCAGATTCCTCGGCTGATGCTGCAATTCTAGCGAGTCGCTCAAGCCACGCTTCCTTTGATAAATCAAACTTTCGGTCAGCTTTCGCGGCTACCTTTGCCCGCAATTCTTCGATCCTTGCCTTTACCTTGCTATCATTGGCAAGCTTGGAAGCTCGCGGATCAATCGACAATGGCGACCCGTCTGGATCTTCAGCAATGTGAGCACGATAAGCCTGAGCGGCAGGCGTATTCAAAGCCACCGACTGGGCGAATGCTTCATGCTTGGGATTCTTCAGTGCTGACATAATTCTAAATATTAACCGCCAAAGCGTTACAATTCAACATCGCGTTTGACGATCAGCCAGCGCGCACGCTTTGAGCTTGTCTTGCCAAACGGGACGCCGGCATCGATCTCTTTGCCGATCTCTTTGCCGAAGATTGCCGTGAGTCCATTGTTGGTTTGGAGCGCCTCTTGCCCAGTCATCATCTCAATTTCACCCGTCGCGTCCTGGCCGCTGTAAAGTTCAAACTCATGAGCCGTTGCCAGATACTTAGCGCGCTCTTCGTCGCTGGTAATTTGCCGCGCTTCCATTGCCCGCATCCTGAATAAATCTGGCGACCTGTGCGCCGCTGCCATGTATGGGTTAATCGTTGTCATGTGTGTGTGTTATTCCTGAATTTCTTTGAAGGTAAATGTTGGCCCATTAAACGCAAGTGGCAACTCCCATTGCCGCTTGCCGCCTCGGTTCTTGTCGCAGTTCAATTTGCGCTTTTCGTCATCGAACGAGCCGTCTGGATTCGTCCACTTGTTGACCATAAAAACGCAGTCCGCATCGTGCCCGATGGCGCGAGACTCGCGAAGGCGTCCAGCGTCGTTCAACTGGCTAGCCGTGAGGATGTGGCAACCCGTCCGCTTCGCCACGCTCTTGAGCTTTCGGCTGATTCCAGCAATCAACTCTTCGCGGCTTGCGCCCTTCCTGCCATCGCTTTCCATGAGCTGCAAATAGTCCACGACCGCCACGTCATAGCCTCCATGCTCAATGTCTGCGATGATGTCTTCAGCACTTGCCGTGTCGGTGTCCACAAGATCAGCGCCTAGTGCTGAAAGTTGCCGCACAGATCTCGCCAGCATCTCTTGCTGACCTCGGCTCATAAGCCCGTTGTAGAGCGCGGCGTTATCAACTCCGCTATCTTCGCACAGAATGCGCGTTGTCTGCTCGGTAATGGGCATTTCCAGCGAATACCAGCCCACCTTAGCGCCTGCATGGAGCGCGTTTCTGGCGCAGTTCTGCATGATTGCCGACTTGCCATCGCTGGGCAGACCAGCAAATACCGTTACTCGGCCCTTTTGTAGTCCTCCGCATCGCTCGTCAATCGTCGGAAACCCAGTTGGAAAGCCTAGCAATGCGCCGCCGCGCTGTTGCCGTTCCTGTATTTCGTTAATTGTTAAGCTGATGGCGTCCTTGATGCTCATGCGGTTAAGCCGTCGCCCGCGTGTCGATTCCACGCCTTCCATGTGTGCCTTCGCAGTGTCCACCGCATCTGCAAACTCCTGCGTCGAGTCCATGAATGCCTCAATTGCATTTGTATGCGCTTCGATGTGCCTGCGTGCGTTGAACTTGTCCGACACTAGTCGCTTAAAGTGCCCGTATTGAGTCGCGGCAGCGGTAAACGTAAACAACTCAGAAAGCGCTGCATGACCACCGACGCGCTCAAGCAAAGAATGCGATTTCAGCGACTCTGCGAGAAATACAGGGTCAACAGGCTTGCCGCTAGCAAACAGCGCCAGAATCGAACGATAGACGGCTTGGTGAGCTTCCTGCGTAAATGCCTCGACTGGCAAACTTGCCGCGCAGTCAGTTATGAGGCCAGCGGGATTTTGCAGGATTGACGAGAGAACGCCACGTTCACCGTCGATGGAGTGAGGGAGAACTAGAGACATGATTTCCACCCTCCAAGTGGCGCGTTGTGTGTAATGCTTTGAAAGGGCTTTTTAGCAACGATAGCAATTGGCTTTTCTTTATTCGCTCTTTCTAACCAATTCTCAAACCTGCGTCTGGATAAGGTTGTGCTATTCTTGCTGCACCATTCGCAGGCTTTTGAGTATTCCATATCGATGTTGATTCCTTGGTTGTTTAGATTGGCCTTGAGTGACAGCATCCATTCTTCGTCTGAGATTTCAGTCCTGACCTTTTTCGCCTTAGAGTTCGTAGAACTCTTATGGTTATTGGTTATTGGTTCTTGGATGGTTGACGTTTCGTTGACCTCTCCGTTGCCGTTCCGTTGCAACGGAAATTCAACGGTCGTTGAACGGTCGTTGCCATTCCGTTGAGCATTTGTAACGCTATTGCGCTTGGCTGCTGATGCCTTCCCAGCATCGCTAGCTTGTTGAATCTTAACGCCATAAGCCTCTAATTCACGATCAATTCGATTGTGTTTTAGTAGTCCGTCGGATTCAGTGAAGAATAATTTTGCCACGCTTGAAACTGCTTCTCGTTCGAGTTTAGAAACTGCTCGCACAATGCGACATAAAATTGATAAATCAGCAGGCAATGCGCGTTCCGTTGAATAATAGGAGTCCATCAGCAATCGGTAAACGCCATGTTCAACGATGCTTAAATGGGCCGTGTCGCGGTGATAATCGCCGACGTGATGAGAGTAATAGTGCATTATTTACCAATGCCTCCAAGAAGTGTATGATAGCTCGGAAACACAACCTTTTCCCAACCGCTTTCTTCATCCAGGGTAAAAGCCAACCTGCCGGTGCGATTAATTCTTCCGCTGGTGATCATTGCGCGATGAGTCGCATACCAGATGTCGGCAGCATAGGGATCGGCTTCTTCGTCAAGAAACCAAAAGGCTTCAATGTGATTCTTAGCGTGAACGATACTGATCGATTTATCGGGCCAAGCTGCGTAATAGAGTGTCATAAACAAGGTCGCCCCAGAATTCCGAGGATTGGAAACCGTGTTACGCGGCGTCCTCGAAAGCTGGGGCGTTTTTACTTTTAGGTTCATGATTGTAACATTCTATCCAGCCGTTTCCACGCGGCTACCTTGCGGTGATTGATGCTATTTAGCGCTTGAGGCTGAACAAGCGGTATTTAACGATGGGTGATTTATGATGTGAGACATAGTCCCTTTTGAGCTAATTCCAAAATGTGTCATCGCTGCTTTAAAGCCATGCTCTTTAAAGTGAGCATAGACAGCAGCATAATCGTGTTTAACCAAATGTTTGGCAGCATGCTTTGCGCTTTGTAGCCTAGCCTCTGGCGATCTGTCCATCATGTTTTGCGACTGCGTGCCTATTGCAATGTTGTTGTAGTGGTTATTCTGTGAATTGCCATCAAGATGGCGACAGACTAACCCTGACGCATACATTGCCCGTCCGTATTTATGAAAAGCCTGAAGCCGATGCAGGTTAATGTTTCTGCGACAAACCTTCGGCCCAAATGAAAATCGAAAGTAGCCTGCATAGAGGTGATACTTCACAGGTTTCAAATGCCAAGTGACCGTCAATCCATCGGTGGAGATTCTGTAACCCATCTCATAAGCTCGCTCCTCTGATTTAAGTTCTTCGTTCATGATTCCCGTGTCTCGTAATGCCACGCGCTTGAGTCCTCAGTTGTCCATTTGGCAAATGCTTCGCAGTTCCATTCATCCACATTCACTTTGTATTCAGGACGCTCAGAAAACGGCTTTGTGACGTGACTTGGCTCATGCCATTTTAATCGATTGTTAGGCTGGATAGCAAACTCACCGCAATCAAGCGCAATGAAGTGACCTGACTTGTGCTCTTCTGGATGGATTGCCAGCGTAATGTCAGCGCCATGAGTGTAGTCTGGCCCCCACTGCATCGTCCACAAATAGATGCCTTCCGCCCATGTGCCATCCTTGAGATGCACCGATACGCGCAAACCGCTCAAGAAGTTGATCTCGACGATGCTGAAGTTCGCGCTGAACGAGTTCCAAAGCTGAAGATGGTGGAACGGATGCTCGTGCTCGTGCGCGTAATCGTGCAGAGCGTGGATCGGCAGCTTGTCCCGTAGCGCACCGTTCTCAAGCAGCACTTGGAAAAGCGCACATGAGCCTGGGATTGAGCGAACAGAAACAGCCACGCCTTTCTCGTATTGGCCGGCGTGTTCGTCGTTGTTCGTCATAAACTCGCGGCGAACGAGACACTTAAGCGGCGGGATGGATGATTCGTGTAGTGGCATATTGTTAGCTCCTTGGTTTCATTGCGCCCTTAAACGGGAAGTTTAATTCGTCCGCCCATTTCCGCAGATGCCGCACGTTCATGTGCAAACGCTTTTCCATGATGGCTAGATTGTAGCCGGTCAGAATTAAGTTGGCGCGTTTAAGTATGGCTAGCTTATGCTCTGTTGTCTTCTTCGTGTAATTGCCCTTTGCTGAGTTCATTTTCGTTGGATGTGTTGTGTTTCATTTCTTTGCATTTCGCGCAGTCGGCCTTCATTCCCGTGCCTGCGTTGATGATGATTTGGCCTTTGCCCAAGCAGTGTTTACAAGTCTTGGTTGTGTTCATGTGGTTAGACTAAAACGGAATTTCTTGATCGTCATCTTCCACGACTGCCGCCGTCGCCACCTTGCGCGGTGCCGTTGCTGGCTTCATCGGCGCGCCTTGCGCCTCTGATGGAAAATAGAACGTCTTGGCATTGCCTAAGATCGGCAACTTCACGCCCTGT